TGGGAAGAAAACTGGGATGCGTTGATGATGTTCTTGCGAATGCAAACGCAATGGACCGTCACGATGGGAGGTTACGTTGGATTGAAATATGAGGTTTTGCTGGGTGCATCAGGGCTAATGTCCCTTTATGATGTAAGCAATCCCCGTGAGATGCTGGAGAGCCTTCAAGTAATGGAAGCTGCTGCACTCTCTGAGCTGAACAAGAAAGATGGCAAGTAAAACCGTTTCGCCTGTTGATATTAAAATTAAGGTCACAGGCGCAGAACAGCTTGCGTCCTTAAAAAGCTCGTTCCGAGATTTATCAAAACAGACAAAACTTTCTGATATAAGTATTGTTCAAGCAGCTAAAGATATTAGAAATTTTGCCGCAGAAGCTGGCAACAGCGAAGCGACAGTAAGAGGACAGATTAAGGCGCTTGAGGGTTTGCGCCAGCAAGCCGCCATGGGCGGCAGGATGTATAAGTTTCTTGCTGCAAAAATTGGGGATTTAGGGCTAGCAATTAAGGGGTCTAGTACGCAGATAGAAGAGCAAAGATCCGCGTTACTAGAAATTGGGTCCGCCGCTTCTTCTAGTTCGGCGCAAATAAAAAAAGCAATTGACGGTCTTAAGCAATTAAGGAATCAAGCGTCTCAGGACTCTCAAGCATTCTTTGGGCTTTCAAAAGAAATTGATGAGTTGACAAAAAAAGTTAACTCACTTGACGCTGCACTAGAACAAAACGCAAGCCGAAACAGGGCTAGGGCTGCTTCTGTCTCAGGAGTCTTAGCAAAGTATGAAGCTGCTGCAAGAAAACAAGCTCAAGCCGCAAAAGAGAGAGAGGAAATTGTTAGAGGTGAAGTCATAGCTCTTAGCGAAAAAGGTAAGGCTACCGAAGAGCTTGCAAAGAAAGAAAATCAATTAACTGCAGCGATAGCGAGAAGGAAGCAGCTAGGCATTCAAGAGACTGCTCGCGAGGCTAGAAGATCAGTAAGAGCTGGTGCTCAAGTTTATACAGGCAACGTAGAACTTGGCCCTATAGATGCGCTTGATCAGCGATTAGGTGATCTACCGGCTACAACTGCTGCTTTTTCTCAAAGGCTCACTGAACTGCAAGATCGGTTGATAAATACTGTTAGGTCAAGCGATCAATATGTTGCTGTTGCTTTGCGTATTGCACAGGTGCAGCGAGAGGCAACAGCAACGGCTCAGGGGTTAGGCGCTGCGCTGGTAAAAGATTTAGCTAGCGGCAATACAGTTAGAAATCAAAAGAATCTGCGTGAAGCTATTGGCCAGCTTCAGGCTGAGATGAATGAGCTGAATACAGAAACAGCTGAAGGTTCATCTAAGTATGCAGAAAACGCAAGGCAGGTTAATAATTTACAGAAAGAATTGAACGAGATCGCTGGCAGTTACCGCAATGTGACTGACATGGCGAGGCAGGCTTCTACTGCCCAGGGTGTTTACGCGAACACCTCTGTAGGTGGCAACTATCTTCGTCGAGGTATTGTCAGGCAGCAAGAGGCTGCTAGGGCTGAACTTGGTGCAGCCGTTAGGGCAGGCGTGGCTTCAACGCCGCTGCTGTTGCCTGCTGCCGGTCAGACCACGGCTCCGGGTACTGGGCTAGCTAGAAGCGGAATGGCTCGCGGAGTCTTCGATTTAACAGGCAATGTCACTAGAGCACGACCAGTCCCCGCTGACTTCCCCGGCTTAAAAGAAGACGCAGCTGCGTTACCAACAGCTGCGACTGGCGTAAATGCCGCTTTAGGGATGAGCGAGCCAATAAAGAAGCAAGCAAATGCGCTAAGAGAAGCTGCTGCTGCGTATAAGCCATATAACGCAGAGATAAGAAAGGCTAAAGCCGCAAACAATGGAAGCATTTCTGGCATAAATAACCTTAAAGCTGCTCTGGAAAGGAAGCGCAACGAGCTGCCTACAACCACGGCTGCATTTAAGCGTTTAACCCAGCAAATTGAAAACCTTGACAGGCAGTCGGAAAAAGCCAGCCGAAGGATGAGCCGCCGTAAGTTCTCTCCCGGTAAGGCCGCCCAAGTTGCTGGTGCAACGATCTCCGGCGGTATTTTCGGTGGACCTGAAGGGTTCCTGGGTGGCGCAATTGGTGGCGCAGTTGGTGGTGTTGGCGGGTCTTTTGCTGGTGCTGCACTTGGCGCTCAGGTAGGTCAGCTCAGGCAGCAGCTTGGTGGGTTTGCTGAGTATGCGGCGAGCATTGAGAAACTCAAAATTGCGTTGAATGGTATTGCAGGTGACGCAAGTAATTACAACCAAGCACTGCAAGCCGCTGCTGATGTCACAAAAGAATTAAACATTCCACAAGAAGTTGCTATCAGAGGGATCACTCGACTTACAGCAGCAGTAAAAGGTGCTGGCGGTGGCATTGCTGATGCAGAGCTTGCGTTCAAGAACATTAACTCTGCAATTATCGCTACGGGTGGCGGTGCAGAGCAGGTTGAAGGAGCCGTAACTGCGCTCGTTCAGATTTTCTCGAAGGGCAAAGTCAGTGCAGAAGAGATCAATCAAATTGCAGAAAGACTGCCTGGCACATTTAACAAAATTGCTGAAGCGTCAGGCAGGACCGGCCCAGAGCTGACAAAAGCCTTGCAAAAAGGCGAGGTGGGCCTGAATGACCTGATGAAGTTCTTGGTTCAACTGGGTGGTGAATACGGCGAATTGGCTAAAAAGATTGCCGGGTCTTCCGAGTCAGCTGGAGCAAGACTGACGGTTGCATACGACAAAATGCGGCTTGAGATAGGTAAGGCTCTTCAGCCAATCGGTGCTGAGTTTCAGGAAGCGTTTTTGGAATTTATTACTGATATTGGCCCAAGCCTGGTGGTTATGGCGAAGGCTGTTGGAGAAGGGATGCGTTTTATTATTCAAAACAGAGGTGCGATATTGACTATTGCATCTTTCGCGGCAAAGCTTGTCGCCGTGAATTTTGCACTAAAAGCGTTTGTTGCTTTAAGTGGGCCACTAAAACTTATGTTCGCATTAATAAGAACTGGGTTCAGACAAACCACTCAGCAGGCGTCTCTTGCCGCGACAAAGCTGGCCAGGTTTGGAACGACAGTGAAAACTTTAGCTGCATCCTTAGCAGCGCCAATCGTAATAAGCTTTGCCATTGTTGGCGCAGAGCTGGTTATATCTTACTTCAATAGAATTAAGCAAGCAAAAGCTGACCTTGACGCTTCTGGCACAAAACCTCAAGGTGAAGTTTTCTTCAGGTCAATCGGTGGAACGGCTGCAACGAAAGAAACGCTGAGATCAACCTTTAAGGATATTGTCAAGAATCTTGATATTGTCGAAGCTAGGCTCGCGAAAACAAAGAAAAGTATTAAAGAGTTTAAGGCATCACAATCAGATGGAGGCGAGCGGGCCATGGGGGGAAGTGCGCCTCCTCTCGCTGGTGTAGCAGTCCCAGAAGACTTGACATCAAGGCTAAAAGCAGACGAGGCAGCTCAAGCAAGACTTCGACTGAACTATAAAACCTTAATTGAAAAGTACCCTAGTGCTCCAGAAGCCGCTAAAGGTCTAACTGACTTCGCTTCTCCTACCGGCACTGATACCGGCGGCGGCGGCGGCGGCGGCGGCAAGGCAGAAAAAGTGCGCAAGTCTTTGCTTGATTCAATCATAAATGAAGGCAAACTCATTGCCGCTACAAAAGCGAGGCTGGATAACGAGATAGATATTGGCGAAGCTCAAAACAAAAACAACAGGTCAAGGGTAAATCAGTTAAACAACCAAAGAATTTCTATTGACTTTGCCGAACAAGCTGCACAGGTTGAACTGAAATATCTCGAAGCCCTTAAGGCTGCCGAGGGGCAAAAAGAACAGGGCGCATTGGTAGCAGAAGCTATTGCAACTAAACAAAACGACGACGCTCGCCTTTCAATTGAATATGCTGCAGAGCTTACGAAAGAAGCACAGCGATACAGGTTTGAGAAAGAAGCCATTGCAAAAGCGTCCGAAGACGAGCTGTTTAGCTTGCGCGATCAGCTTGGCTTGGTGACAAACGAGCAGAGAATTGAAAGATTCAGGCAGTCAAGGAAAGACGCAGGGGATCCAAACGCTGAACAGCAAACCGATCTGTTCCGCCAAAGAATAGATCCAACGTTGACGGAAGGGTTGAGCCAAAACATTCGCAGTTTGAAAAAAGAACTGGAAGATCTGGTAAATCCAATCAATCAAATCACTGGCGCAGCAAACGCTATTGGCAGTGCATTCTCTCAGTCGTTCACCAATGCAATTACTGGTGCCACAAGTGCGAAGCAGGCATTGGCTGATTTTTTCAAGAGTGTTGGTAGTTATTTCTTGGATATGGCGGGGCAGATTATTGCGAAGATGGTGACAATAGCGGTTTTAGATGCTGCTTTGGGCCTTCTTGGTGGCAGCAGTGGTGGTGGTGGTGGTGGTGGTGGTGGTGGGTTTAACCCCAGCGCACCAAGTATTACAGGTAACTCACTCGGAGACTTTGGCGGTGGTACGCCTTTTGCTGGAGCGTTTAGGGCTAACGGCGGCCCAGTTAGCGCAAATAAGCCATATATCGTGGGCGAACGTGGGATGGAGCTTATGGTCCCTTCGGGCAACGGAAACATTATTCCAAACGATGTCTTTTCGGCAAGTCGTGCTGCTATTTCTGGCGGCAGCCCATTGGGCCTTGCTGGCGGCTCTGGCGATCTTGGTCAGGACGGAATGGCCGAAAGTCGTAATTACATCAACAACAACTACTCAACTCAGCAAGCCATTGCTCAAAGTCAAGCGGCTGTATCATCAAGCTCTATGTCAATGGAGCGAGTGATTGAGCGTAAGGCTGCAGAACGTCAAGCCACTGAAATGTCAGAGCCGATCAGGGTTAAGCTAGATACCACGGTGATCAACAATGTGGAATATCTAACAGTTGAGCAAGGACTTGCGCTTTCCGAATCCGCTTCTCGCAAGGCCCGTAGCCAGGTATTTTCTGACTTAAGGCAGCGGCCTGCATCAAGGTCCAAAGTGGGGCTTGGCTGATGCTTGCGATTGGCACTTATCTGAAGCTGGTTGATTTTCAAGGCTCAAACACTGGCTATGCCTTCCAGAATTTTTTCCAAGGCGAATCACGTACTTATTTAGGTACAAGTTATGTTTTTGCAGGGTTTGGCTTTAGCGGTGGAACGCTTGACCTGCAAGCTGCCAACATTTCGGCGGCAGTTGTGTTTGCTGTCAATCAATTGGATCTAAACATTTTCCAAACAGCATCTGATGAACGCTGGCTGGCAGAGATACGCACTGTATGGCTTGATCCTGATACGTTGGTTGAAACCAATAGGTACAGCGAGGAGCTTTACGCGGTGCTTGGTTTTGAGCATGATACGAGTAGGCTGCAGGTACGGCTAGGGAATCCTTTGGACGCAATTGAAGCCAACATTCCAAGGCGCGTACTCACTCAAGTCAGTGTGGGCGAGCTTCCCTCCACTGGAAACATTTCATTGAGATAATGCTGAGCCCTAACAAAAATCGAATTATGCTCCTCCCGCAGGATCGGGAGATTATGGGCATCACTGGGATGTCTCAAGAGCAATATGTGTGGTTTTGTCGTCAAGCGATTCTCCGTAGCAAGCTAAGACCTGGCGAGCTTGTTGCCTTAGAGCCATTCACTATTATTCTGATCAACCTTGCGATTGGTCTTGTGCTATCTGCTGCGTCGGCACTGCTAGCGCCTAAGCCTCAAGTAAGAAAAGCTCCTGACGTAAGGACAAGAAATGTAGACGGGCAGACCATCGTTAGGGGGGATCAATTTACAGCCAAAAGCGGTTTTGACACTGTTCAAAACGTTGTTGAGATTGGAAGCACCATTCCTATCGTTTATGCCAATCGTCAGTTAATTGATGGCAAATATTACGGAGGGGTTAGAGTAAATACCAACCTGCTGTGGTCTCAAATTTATAGTATTGGTGGCGGGCAGCTGCTAAGAGCTATTTTCTTGGTCGGAGAGTCGAGCGATACTGGAGATAGGTTTGAAGGAATGATTATTGACCCAGGGCAGTTTGCTATCGGCAACAACCTTCTTAATGGATACGACTTAGGTCTCTCTACTACAGGAAGAATATCTGCTTATTACAACAACACTGGCGGAAGGATTACTTCAGGAGATTACATTTCTGGTGTAACGCCTCCCAGTGACGAAGCAAACTCAGAAAACGACGGGGCAGATGATGTCTTTCAGGTGAAAAATGCAAACGGAGGTTATCAACCTGCTTTTTGTTTCACCTCAAAGCCTTCTACGCAAACCTCAATAGGGGTATATGGATTCATTGGCAACAATCTGGGTTACAGGGTTAATCCTGTATTCAGGCCAGGCAGACAGTTTACTGTAAGAACTGATAACGAAGTAAATTGCAAGTCAGACTGGCAAGAGTTGGCGAATCGCGATAAGCAAAACACAATCTTCGCTGGCAAATCTTGTTTGTACGCAAAGAATGGCGTTCCGACATCTGGAAATAGTGTTTTAGTAAATACGGGTGAAAAGCTTAGCTATAGGCTTCTAAGCTCATGCGCCCTGGATGATTACCCAAATGGTTTTACTCGCGGAGGAGGCTTGGGAGAAGCGACTGTAGGAGATGTCGCGGGTGCTGTAGCGGGGCGTCAAAAGCAGTACGACGAATTAATAAACATTGGTCAGCTTTATAAAATTGGCAGCGCCTTGGCAATTTGTTCTGACCGCAGCTTGCAGCCATTCATTTCTGATGCTGACCTGACTCCTACGGGTGGGGGCAGGGATATGACGGCGGAGTTTACGGTAGTTCGTCAAGGCGCAGTTGATTTTGTCTCCCTAAGTGACGCTGATACTAGCTCTGCCCGAATAGCAAGCAGCACTGCTCATATTATGCGTTGCGCTATAGCCAATATCGTGACTGAGCGTGGCTCTAGGATGATAGAAATAGGCTTTAGAAGTCGCTTGCAGTTAAACGTTTCAGGCATTTGTAATTTTAGAGATACTAAAACTTACTCTCAGATAGACGACGAGGCATGTGACAATTTTAACGGTGAGGACGCTGATGGCGCTTCGCCTGTAAATTTTGCTAGCGGCACCTATACAGGCCCAGAGTTAAGGTATAGCTTTTTTCGCATTTCTTATCGAGTAGCTGCAAGCAATTCAGAGTTTACCGAAATAAGCACTATTTTTGGAGCGAGAAGTGCTACTGGCGTCGATGTTTACAACTATCTTAAGCTAGATTTTACTTTTGAGAATCGATACGAGATACGGATCGAGCCTTTATCGTCCTGGGAAATACGCACAGGTGCAGCTGCTGGCCAGCTAGCTGTTTTGGATTACTCGGTGCAAAGCATTCAAACAATTAACGAAGGTGGGGTGGTACTGCAATTCTCAGGCGAAATTATTCCTAGAAATGTTGACAGTTTTAGTGTATCGGTATTCTATCCAAAAGGAGGCCTTACGCTAGCCGGAAGCAGAGAAGATAGCCCATATTACGTGGACTCTTACGCAAAAATAGCGGAGGCTTTTATTTACAATGAAGTCACAAGCAGCGCCTCTCAACCTGAGCACGAAATTGTTTACATAAACAATGTTTCAAGCAGTGCCATAGTTCCAAGATATTTCGCGTCAGCAATCGTGGGATTGAATATTAAAAGCAGTGAAGAGGTAAAAAGTCTTCAGCAGTTTAGTGCTTACGTGAATAAAGGCGTTAGGTCCACCAGCAGGTTCCCTGACGTGCTATACGATCTCTTTACAAACGACAGGTACGGCGTTGGTTCAATAATGAGCCCCCAACAGATCGATAAAGCGAGTTTTGATTCCGCTGCTGACTGGAATTATTCAAGAAAGTATTTCTTTGACGGTGCTGTTACTGAAAAGCAAAATCTTAGAACATGGGGAGCCCAAAGAGCCGCTGACTTCCTCCTGGATCTTGTTATAAGAAACGGTAAGTTTGCATTGCAGCCCGTAGCTAATTTTGAAGGGCCAGAAACAATAACTCAACTTTTCACGTCAGGCAATATAATTGATGGCTCTTTTGAGTTAAATTATTTTGACGCGGCGGATCGTATACCGCCAAGAATTTCCGTAAAATGGCGAGAGGAGAGAAACGAGACTGGAGATTTCTCCAGGGGGCTATTTCCTGTTGTCAGAGAAGTCATAGTTCGAGAGGCTGGGGTCGAAAACCTTGCGCCTATAGAGTCGATTGATATTAGCGATTTCGCGACAAGCGAAAGACATGCAATAGACAGAGGCAAATGGGAATGCAGATTCCGCAGACTTGTAACTCATTCAATTAAATTCAAGACTACCCCTAGCGAGGCCAATCTCGATATTGGTGGCGTATTCAAGCTAGGGCTTGAGACAACAACTTTTGACCAGCCTCAAAACGGTGCCATCGCATCCGATGGAACAATCACTTCTTGGCCGCCACTCGCTGATGGCAATTATTCTGTTCTGCTTTGGGATGGGGCTTCAACACAAATCACTGAGACAACAATGCTTGTACAAAACGGCTCAACAAGTTTTTCTGATTCAGTGTTCTGCATAAACAGTGGAAGCACTAACGTCCAAACATACAAGACTCAATCTCTTTCTTTTGACGAAGACGGTAACATTGAGGTTGAGGCTATTCACTTTCCAACCAACAGTAACGATGAAAGCCTGGTCGTCGATGGTTTTGACAATGACAGCAACTGGCTTTTGGAGGGCTTGATCGGCTAATGACAGTTTCTTTTCCATCACTTATACCTACTCAGCGCACCTATACGGTTGGCGATTATCCCACTAAGCGTTTTAACAGCATCAGCGGCGCTGGTACGACAAGGCTTTACGGAAGCAAAGCATTCGACGCTGTTTTGGACTTAGAGTTTTCGGCTGACGATGCAGAGCTAACAACGATTTTGGCTTGTTTTAATTCTGCTTACGGTTCAGGCACTGCCTTGACCCTGCCATCGTCGATCTTCAATGGAATGAACTCTGCCTTGCAAGCTCAAATCCCAAGCTATGTTACTTGGCGTTGGCAAGAGACTCCTCAGGTCCAATCAGTTTTCAATAATCGATCAAGAGTCACCGTGAAATTAATTGGAACATTGGATGGTTGACTTTAGTGAGTAGAATGATTCAAAAGGCTTGTAGTTATGGCTGTTCGCACTGGCAGTAACGGACAACTCAGGTGGCGGGGGACGGTGGTTGCTCGCGTCCGCTCTTGGTCGTTGAACATTTCAAAAGACAGTTTGGAGACTACCGGGATTGGAGTCTTTGATCGTTCTTACGTTTCCGGCTTAAGAGGAGCAACGGGCACTGCTGAAATCATGTACGACCCAGCCGAGGCAAGCGCAACAGCGCTTTTCAACGATGTTTTGAATAATTCCTCAGAACCCTTGAGCAACATTGAGCTTGTTTTGGATTCCGCTGGCGGCAGCCAGTTAAGCGGTTCTGCAGTTTTGACAAGTATTTCCCCCAGCGTTTCTGTTGGTGCGGTCACCTCTTGCAGCGTTGGCTTCCAGGTTTCTGGACCTTTAACTGGAGGATTCTAATGCCATGGCGGTACTTGGAATTGATGGAATTGTTCGACTAAGAAGAGAAGCGCCGCTGCCTATTGTTGTAAGCTCTTCAGTACTCAGGGCCGATATTGACGCTATTGTTTTAAGTAATCAAGATTTCTGGTCAGGGGATGAGGTGTATCTCTTCTCCCAGGAAGGGCTTCCTTTATCAGGTCAGTGCTCAAACGGCTCTGCAATGTATGCAGGAGGATTTCTTGAAACAGGCCCTAATCGTTCTCACATAGCAGACAACGATGATTTTTTCTACAAAAGAGGTGTAGGAGAAGATTCAGATAACTTTTACTGTGGCGTTGGAGCTAAAAGTGCGGAGTATTTTGTTTATAAAGATTCCCTAAACAGGCTCAGCTTTTATACAGATTATTGCTCTGCTGTTAACGGTGGGTCTATCAACAAAGTTAACTTGGCTCAGTACGATTTTAACGTTTTGTTAATTGCTGCGGCAGGTACTCAGGATTACAACAATGCTCTAACTGAATGCGTTTCAGGCGTCAGAGACTACAGATTCAGCGACGTTAGAGATGAGGTGACGCTTGAAAGTATTTGCGACTTTGCGCCCTCTTATCAGAGCCCTGCCGCAGGCACTGCTGAGTATGATGACGCAGACCTTACGCCAAGGAGTGCGGTAAACGGTTTCCCTTGGGTGTTGCAATGCGAGTTAGCTGAGTGGTCTTTAGAACTAGACGGTGCGGCTGTTGATACCACTCAGGTTGGCGAGAAATTTGGCGAAAATATAAAAAGTATCATTACCGGTGGTGGGAAATTTGATTTCCAAATTGGAGAGGCAGGACATTCGTCCGCTAGCGGAGACAGGCCCGTAGACCCAAGCTACTTGCTTCAGCTTCTGCAATTAACGGAGCGAGGCGCGAAAGCTGAAGCGGAATTTTGGTTAATGCAGCGGAAGGTCAGCGATACGTGCAGTGTTTTGGCTAGAGGTGGGCTTTATTACGCTACAAATATTTTGATAACGAACATTGCGGTGAACGTCAGGGCTACGGATGTGATCGTTGGTTCGGCCAACTTCGCGACATCTGGCGAAATTGCATTAAAAGTGGGAGTATAATGACTAAAGTGGGACAAAGAGCATTCGGTTAAATGGCAATCGTTACACCGGGTCAGCCTGGAGCTATTGACAATATTGACATTAGTCAAAACACGTTCCGCACTCAGGCTGGCGAAGTCACCAGCGCGGTGTTGCGTCTTGCTGGCGGGGAAGTGGACTCAACGTCTACGACAACGCTTTACGTTAACCATGAGATTGGTTCTGACAAATTTGTCGCCGGTATCGCAGACAATACGGTAACTCCTCCTCTAAGCAATCAACAGCTTACTTGCGGCTACTCGGAGTCAGCACCATTCAAAACCCTCAATAGAGGGCTAATCGAGGCAGCTCGCTTGTCCGTTCAAAGCGGAGTTGGGAATGATTTGTATGACCGTGTTCTAATCAAAGTCGCTGCCAGCGAATACGTTGTTGACAACACTCCGAGCACGGGTCTAACTGTGAGCCAGTGGCCTAATGATTACGAGCCTACCGAAGAAGACCTAAGAGCTTTTAACTCTGAAGACATGGGAATTATTCTCCCAAGAGGAGTTTCAATTATTGGTGCTGACCTTCGTAAAAGTGTCATACGTCCCAGGTCCGTACCAAGTGCAGGCGGCAATCCAGTAACCGACAGAGGTAGTTTATTCAAAACCACTGGGGGTTCGTTCTTTTTTAATTTTACTTTTAAAGATTCTCTTACCTATCAATCTTCTCATCACCTGCTTCAAGCCTTTTCTTTCTGTTCCCAGTCTGATTTAACCGCTTATTACCAGAAAATCGCAACCGCTTTCAATCTTTCATCTTCTGACGTTGAAGTTATAAATCCAGGCGAAACACAAATCACCACCGAATACCCTGACAATCAGGTTTCAGCTGCGACAGATTCTGTTAAAGGCAGTTCTGGATATGTCTTTAATTGCAGCTTGCGCTCCGACTACGGCATGTGCGGCATGTATCTTGACGGAAGTGATGGTGTTTCAGGACTACGCTCAATGGTCGTAGCCCAGTTCACAATTGTTGCGCTTCAGCGTGACATGAATGCTTGGCAGATTTACACAGGAGGCTCTTGGCAGACTTGCAGTGGATACAACGAGTACATAAACGCAGATAGTAACGATGTAAGGTCGCGAATCTCTGGGAACTTTTCTCCTTCCACTGGATGCTATGAAGTGGATTATAGAAGTTTCGGCTTCAAGGTCACAAATAGCGCCTTAACGCAAGAGGTCAGCTGTTTTGTTATCGGCTCAAACGTGCATCACTGGACGGCTTCAGGTGGAGAATGCACTATTACCAATAGTAATAGTAATTTTGGCAACACAGCTTTACTTAGCAGTGGTTTTAGAGGTATTAGCACAACAGGTGGCGCGTTTGCCCAAGACAAAGGATTTCAAGCACTTCGTATCCGTAGACCTCTAAAAGTAAAAACAGATGGGAGCAACATCCGCAGAATCGGAATTGGTAACGTATCTAGCTTGGGATACGACAGTGCAACAGGCGCTATTAATTTACAAGTTGCTTTTGACCCAGAGACAGCTTTTGCTAACAACGGGTATAGCTTGAAAGAAGGAGACTATATTTGGATTGAAAATAGCAGTCGCTCCGAGGGGCCTGGGGCTTCAGCAAGCCAAGCAATTGATGTACGAGCTAAGTTGGCCTCTGTGCCTTTTGATTCGGCAAATCCTACTCAGATAATTGTTGTTGACGGAGGTATTGACGACCCTAGCGTAAACAACATCTCAACCATTTCAAACCAAACCTTAGAAGGCAACCGTGTCTACATCAGAAGGCTTTCTGACACTAGGAAGCCCGAAGAACGTGAATATTCATTGGTTGTTTCTGGTAGTGCAACAACTCGCAGACCCGTAGGAAATTACATTTTACGCTTAGGGAACCGTAGCACCCTCAACCAACAATTAGACCCCACAAACAATCCAAATGAAGTTTTTATTGTTTCAACCTCAAAAGACTCAGACAACTCTTTTGGCAGCGATGTTTATAAAATTGTTATTCGTCCTGGAGACAGCGCGTCTTCTTTCAATCCTTCTACTTTTTACAGAGTAGGGACTCCTGTATCAAGAAACAATAGAGTATTTCGGAGCAAGAGGAACAAAAGATTTAGCACGTTCTCCGCTGAAAATTTTGAAGCAAGCTTGCCAATGCTCCCTGACGAAAGAGGTGTTGAACTTTTAAGAACATCTTCAGGGCCTTTGTTGATTTTAGATAACGACCTGTCAAACAGTCCTACGAGCACTGACCTTGGAATAAATCAATCAACAAACAGCTTGATTCTTGATCAAGTAAGGAGTAGCACTGATTTTCAAGGCGTAAGTTCTTTGATGAGAGCAATTGGGTACACGGCTCAAGATGTTGGATTGCAAGAGAACGGAACACTTTCGGGGACTGTTCTTGAGCAACAAGACACAGAAGTATTAAGAGACTGGAATCCTGCTGATCCTCTCAGCCCTGTACCTTCTGGAAAAATCAACTCTAGGACAAACTGGCCACTAGAGTTTAACCGGCCAAGTATTATTAGAGCGTTTGCTCACGCCTATGAGTTTGTTGGATACGGCAATTACACAAAAGCGTTACCAAAGTATCAAGCAACACCGTTGTCTCAGCAAAATAAAATTGATTATTTTGCGGTAAACCTGCTGGGTGGTCGCTGCTACAACACTGGATTCAACGAAGATGGCCTTCTAGTTCAAGGCAACGTAATTACGGACCTTGGTACTAACCAAACTGTAAACAGTGAAATCGCTGGTTTGGGGGCTCTCGCCGGAGACCCTGATTTTCCGGCAACTCCTACTGATTTTGAAACTTTAAGCGTTACACAACTTTTACAGTCTTCTCAGCGTACAGAGTTGACTAACGAAGTACTGATTAACGGAACAGTTGAAGGTTCCGTCACATTTGCAGACGGCGTACTGCCTGAAGCGACAGAAACACAAAGAGGTATTGTCAAACTTGCAACTGACTCAGATGCTGCAGGAATTAGCAACCCGTCAAATGCAAACGATGTTGACGCATTAACAGCAAAAAATCTTGGCTCTGTACGTGGAGTGGCAGATGGTCTCTGCGATCTGGACTCGACCGCCAAAATTCCAGTGGCGAGGATACCCGACCTAGATGATGCTGGCCTGATTCAAAATGCTTCTACTGCGGCCAAAGGTATTGTTGAGCTTGCTACTGGTGCTGAAACGCTTGCGCTAAGTGATGCAACCAGAACTGTAACTCCATCGTCACTAAGCAGCGCAAGAGGTGTCGCTAACGGTTTTGCAAGCCTGGATGCAACAGGTCTTGTGCCAACGGCGCAAATCCCGCCAGTTAACCCAGAGGACGTAATTAAGCTAACGCCTGCAGTTTGGGTAAGCGGTCAAGACAACTTTGCAAATTCAACAAACTTTACTTTTGTGCAGAATGCAAACACGGTTGCGATTGATTTAGGAACACCGCTAAATCCTGTACCTGGGGCTTCTGGGTTTATTTTGGTTACTAGAGCGGCTGGAGTAAACAGGCCATTTACTTCAATCAATGGGAGCAATTGGTCTGGAGTAGTAAACACTTTTGTAAGCCCAATAACTAATTCAGAAGGATTGTCGGGGAACGTGTTGATTGGATATTATGTTGCAACTTCAACCAACATAGTTTTCACCGCCTCTATGGTTGCTTAATTATGGTCACTGCAGTACCCGCTTTTTTTGGCAGCAAGGCTCGCACTCGCAAGCCTGCTGCTGTAGATGTCACAGTCTTGTTTGACGAATCTGGTTCTAACGGTAATTTTATCAATGCGTTTAAGGACAAAGCAAACATATTGTCAATTGAGAGTGCCTTGGCGGCTGAAGGCGTGGGCACTGAAACCTTTTTAAATAGATATAGTATTGGAGGCTTTGGCAATGGTTTATTTGCAGACACTAGCCCGGACAAAGTTTTTATTGACAGCAGTGAAATCTCAGAAGCAAACTGGGGAGCTACTGATCCTGGTTCTGAGTTAGGTGCAAATTTTGAAGACGAAACAGGAGCTATTTACGCTATCGCAAGGCCAGGGGGTCCAAGAGGTTCTTTAGGTGCTTTCAGAAGCAAAGATGACAATATTGCTCGAATTGTTATTTCAGAATCAACAGAAGAGGCGTCAGGCAATTTAAGAAATGGTGAGCAATTGGACGCTTTGATGAGAGGCGGTGACTCTCAGATATTAGTTTTTATTGATGGTCCTGACCTGCGATTTAACCAAAGTAGAGATTTAGAGCCAAGTTGTAGTCAGCTCAATGCTCTTATAAGTGCCGGAACTGTCCCTAGCGGTTCTAGGGTTTACGGTTTCGTTTTTACAGGGCAAACTGAAGCTACAGTTATTTTTTCGCCCGCAACCGTCGCTTCCAGTACTCAATTAAGTGACTTAACAATTGTCAAAAACATTGACAAGACAACTCTTACTTGTGAAGGGTACTTTTCTGGAGTGAGTCAAGGCGCAAACAGTAATGGTGACAGCTCAACGAACGTCGGGCATTACGCGGAACTTACAGGCGGAGCTGTATTAGCACTAACGGCTTGCGGGGACAACTTCCCGTTGACGTTTGCCGTCCTAGGTAAAATACTAGGAGAGCTGTTGTTTGATGCTTCGTTGTAGCAGCTAGAATTAGCTCACTGGTCAATACCAGAATCTTCGCTCGATAGCAGATGGCCCTTGATATTGTTCACAAGAAGAGTGGTGTATCCCAAAGGCTTCCGGTCGCTAGCGATCTAGGGCTAGGCGAAATTGCCGTAAATTACAACGCTGACGGCCCATTTCTGACATGCAAAGATACTGCCGGGAATGTCCGAAAAATTAACAATATTTGGGTTAGCGCCACTGCGCCTACTGGGGCGAGCCCCGGCGACCCTTGGCTTGACACAAGCGTAACCCCGGCAAGGCTTTTTGTATATCAAGATTCTTCGACGCAATTCACTCCTGCAATAACAGTAAACACAGCAACTTCTAGCGCAAGTGGCACTGTTCAGCTTGCTAGCGCAACTGACATTACTAATGGATCACCTGGGCGTGTAGTAGATGCTTCTCAGCTGCAAGCTGAAATCGGCAGCTTTCTTGTTGGCGTTAACGCAACATCTCCTTTGGCGGTTGGCGGAAACTCAACCCAGCCAAACATTTCAATTACTCCTGGCACGGCAGGCCAAATACTTAGAACCAACGCACAGGGCAATGCGGTTGAATTTACAAGCGATTTAAGCGTTCCTGGAGACTTAGAAGTCATAGGCGATGTTTCCGTAGGCCCTGGAGCGCCTTCTTCTCCTAGCCTAACTATTCATTCAAACGGCGAGATTACTGCTGGAGCATACAACAATATTGACATAAGTCGTGGCGGCAATTCTGTTTTAAGCAACACAAGTGTAGGAGTACAAAACTTAGGCAGCAATACTACTGGGACTGGAAATTCTTCCTTCGGAAAGAAATCTCTTGAGAGCAATACCGAAGGAAGCGGTAACACATCTGTTGGGCTTAAATCTCTGCAAGCGAACACAACAGGGTTTCATAATACTTCGGTCGGGGAATCGGCTCTTATTGATTGCACAACAGGGTCTAGAAACGTAGCGGTCGGCAATAAAGCAGCAGGTGATCTTATCGGAGGAGAGAATAATACTGCATTGGGAGTTGGAGCTTTAAGGCTTTCGACAACAGGAGAATACAATGTCGCGTTAGGGCACGATTCTGCATACCACTTCAGCGGAAACAATAATACAGTCATTGGGGCCTATAGAGGCAATTCAAGCGAAACAGCGATAAGTGATACCGTAGTTATTTCAGCAGGCCGAGCAGAGAAACTTAGAATTAATTCAAATGGATCTCTAATTTTTGGTGGTTCGTTACCTGCCAACCCCAATATTCAGCTTGATGACAACGGAGATGGAGCCTTCGCTGGTTCGGTCACGATTGCAGGTGATTTGACTGTCAGTGGAACAACAACAACACTGGATACCCAGAATCTTCTGGTTGAAGATAAGAACATTGAGCTTGGCGTAGTGGCAAGCCCCACAAACACAACCGCAGACCTTGGAGGAATAACACTTAAAGGAGCCACAGATAAAACCTTTAGGTGGTTACAGAGTAGAGAAAATTGGAGATCATCTGAACATTTAGACCTTGCACTTAATAAGGAATATCGAATCGCCGAGACAAAGGTTCTAGACGCTACAAGCTTGGGTACAGGCATTGTCGGATCAAGCCTGACAAGTGTCGGCACGATTGCTATAGGTTCTTGGCAAGGAACTGAGGTCGGAGTTGCGTATGGGGGAACCGGACAGACGACTTATACAGATGGCGAGCTTCTTGTAGGCACCAGCAGTGGGTCATTAGCAAAAGCCACTCTCACTGGTGGCACAGGGCTTACAACTGTTAACGCTAGTGGATCCATTACGCTCAACTTAGACGACACGGCTGTAACGCCAGGAAGCTACACAAATGCAGCAATCACGGTAGACCAGCAAGGAAGGATTACGGCTGCTAGCAATGGAAGTGCAGGATCCTATCTAACTGCTTCAGATATTGGCGTAACTGTCGAAGCGTTTGACGCTGCAACAGTCAAGGAAGACGAAAATCAAACATTTACTAAAGCTCAACGTGGAAGTATCACAGCATTAGCCGATGCAGCCAATATAGCGGTCAATTTAAATGAAAATAATTTTTACAGCGTAACGCTCGGCGGAAACAGGACACTTGACAACCCGACAAACTTAGCCGCTGGGCAATCCGGTTGTATTTTTATTAGTCAGGATGGAGTGGGAGGCAGGACGCTCGCATTCGGGAGCAATTACGATTTTGCTGGAGGTATTACTCCAGCCCTTTCGGCTGCCCCTGGTGCTGTTGATGTTTTGAGTTACGTTGTCCGTCTGGCCGGAGTAAGCCCTTCAATTATTTGCACACTCGCAACCAATTTTTCTTGAGGTAGAACAATGATTCCAGGCGGCATCTCCCCATTACTTATCACATCAAGCACAAGCCAATGGCTAGTAGTTGACACTTGGGATGTCAATACACAAGGAGACTTGATGTCTTTCCCAAACTCACAGTCTGGGGACATGTTTCTCTTTGTGGCATCTTCAGATAACTCACAGCCAAATATTCAAAGCGGAAACGGCGTGAGTGTTATAGAAAGAAATCAAGTTAACACCGTAGGCTACGGCATTTTTGGAGTTCCTAATCCTGGGTCATTAACCTCTTTCCGTATGACAGATGTGCTTCAAGATTTCGATCAAGCCATAGCTTTCACGGTTAGAGCGGATAATAATTTCACAAATACAAATGGAGTCACGTATAAAGGAGATAGTCTTAGAGCTACAGGATCGGGGAATACTCCAAGCCATGACAATCTTTCCTCAAACTATTCCGCAAATTCATTAGCACTTCAGCTCGTCTTTTGGAATCGTGACAATGTAAATAAAAATAGATGGTTTCCTCCTTCAGGGGCGACTTTGATAGAGTCTTCAACAAGCGGGAGTAACACAGGGTCGTTAGCAGTTTCCTTTCAACCGATTGGAGCAGCAGGCAGCTATTCGTGGGGTGCATGGGGGCAACTAAACGTGTCAGATGACTGGGTAACTATACTGGTTGAGATCATTGAGCCATAAAACTATCGGTCAACATACTCTCGAAAACTGGAAGCGCGTTAAGCAAGCCTTAGAAGAGGCAGGGAAGACAGACTGCATGTTTTACAAACGTGCAGTTGCAATCTTGTCTGGTAGGCTAGACCCTTTAGACTTGAAATAACAAGGCTAGGATTCGTGATTGAAATTTACGCTGCGATCCTAGGCGCGTCCCTTGGTATAGCTGGGATGAGTGTCTCTGGGTTTACTAGGCGAACCAGCGAAAGCCGTGAAGCGGTTATTCGCCTCACCGCTGGTGTCGAGTCTATTGCGACAAAACTTGAAGACTTGCATCAGGACATGAAGGCGGAAAAAGTTCAGGCCAACGCTGATCGCCGTGAAATTTACGAACGCCTGAATGATCACGGGAACCGAATAACTGTTTTAGAAACCACCAAGGCTAGAATCGACTAAGAATCAACGGCATTCAAATGGGCATCGAAGAAGTTTTGGCACATCCAGCCTTTTGGATTGTGGTAGCAGCAGCTAGTGAGCTGATTGGAATGAGCAAGCTTAAGGACAACTCAGTGTTTCAACTCCTGTTCACTGTTCTGCGTTCTTTAAAGGGAAAAAAGGGCTGATCCCTGCTGATGGGAGGTGGTTGTTTAGATTCTCAACGCGATCACCGCTTGAGGGATTGAAGCGCGAAATTCAACGTCGTAAATTCGAGGCAACCCTAAAGCCTCGGATTGACGCTGAGGTTGAACGCTGGCATAAATCACAGCCGCCAGTCATGCCACCACCCCAGATCAACGACCTGCACATTAAATCACCTTGGAATGACGAACAGTAAAGCAATCACCCTGGAACAGTTGTTTCGCTATTACAAAGGCTTGCCGCATCAAGCCGCAAGCATCTCACTTCTAGAAGCAGACCTTGCGAATATTGGCTATGAAGCTGCTATGCGACGTGATCGGGAATGGTTCGCAACATGGAGCCAATCAGGCAAACAGTCTGATCACAAGCAAGCATTAGAACTTATTAAGAAGTTTGAAGGCTGGCACGCAGAAGCGTATAAATGCCCTGCCGGTTACTGGACGATTGGATGGGGAAATTTGTCGCATCTTGACGGGCGACCCGTAAGGGAAGGCGACTGGATCAGAAGAAAAGAAGGCGATGCTTTACTGGAAGGCACAGTAGACAAAATCGACGACAAGCTTTCTCAGACCGTTCCTTACTGGTCAGAAATGGCGGAGAATCAGCAGGCAGCATTGATCAGCTTCGCCTACAACCTTGGTTCTGGATTCTATGGCTCTGAAGGTTTTGAGACAATCAGCCAAAAGCTTCGTGATAAAGACTGGAAAACTGTTCCTGACGCGATGCTGCTCTATCGAAACCCTGGGAGCAGCTTTGAAGCCGGTCTGAAACGTCGGAGGCAAGCCGAGGGCAAACTCTGGAAAGGCGGAGATCAATCGCCGCCAGCTGAAACAGCAAAGCTCCGGCCTGGGTCTGCGTTTACCAGTCGGCTGACCCCCCACATCACGCTGGGCGAGTTTGCGCTGAATCTAGAAGAGCGACGGTTCAATGAGCAGCATCAGTTAGATACTGCTGCAACTCTGGCGGCATTTCTAGAGCGTGTCCGTGGCAGGTTTGGCGGAAAGCCGGTGGTCATTACGTCTGGCTACAGGCCACCAGCGATCAATCGATCAGTCGGCGGAGCTAGCGGTTCGGAGCACTTATACCCCGCGCCAGGCGTTGGCGCTGTGGATTTTTATGTACAGGGCGCTGACATTTACGCCGTACAAGAATGGTGTGACCAAAATTGGCCGCATAGTTTAGGATATGGAGCTAACAAAGGATTCGTCCATCTCGGTATGCGAGAAGCCGGTCCAAGAATACGCTGGGATTACTAGAAATGGTGCTTTCCGATCTCGAAATTATTTCGCTGTGCTCCGGCGGAGCAATGAAAGACTGGTCCGAAGATCTGATCAACCCGGCATCGCTTGATGTAAGGCTGGGCAGTGGATTGATGATTGAAGTCGCAGGGCAGAAAGACCTGCTCCATGTTGACATCTCCAGCCGAACAGAAAAGAACCCTTATCGATTGACGCCAGGTGAGTTTGTCCTGGCTGAAACGCATGAAACATTTAAAAAAATACCTGATCACATTTGCGCTCAGTTTGCCTTGAAATCAAGCAGGGCTAGAGAGGGATACGAGAATCTACTTGCTGGGTGGATCGATCCAGGCTTTTGCAACAGTAAATTAACCCTCGAATTAGTAAACGTAAGGCGTCATTACGACCTACCGCTATACCCTGGCCTGAAAATAGGCCAGATCATTTTCATGAGAATGAGCGAAGTCCCTATGAACAGTTACTCGAAGACGGGTCGCTATAACGGCGATTCGACGGTTCAAGGCAG